GACAATTACAGTAGTAGACGATTACTCAATATCTTATGCAATAACTGGCAGTCCAGCAGCAGAACCTAAGCATGCTGTGCGACCATACGGCACAGTTACAGTCAGCGCATCGACAGACTGGACAGCTGATGCAGCAGTACAGAACGCAGCTCTTATGATATCTGTTGAGATCTGGCAAGCGCGTACAGCCACCCTTTCAGGCAGTAACGCTGTCGATTTCCAGCCAAGCCCTTACCGCATGAGCGCACAGCTTCTCGCTAAGGTGCGAGGATTAATTGCACACGCACTAGATCCGCGATCAATGGTGGGCTAATGCCAGCACCAGCCATAACGACACTTCGCACTACTTTAGCCACTGCGCTAGTAGATAACACACGCTACTCAACATTTGCCTTCCCTCCCAGCGTAGTTTTAGCCAACAGTTGCATTGTCAGCCCTTCAGATCCATATTTGACTCCTAGTAACAATGGTCAAATAACTATTAGCCCAATGGCTAACCTGAAAATAATTTTAGTGTGCCCGTTATTCGATAACGAAGGCAACCTCAATGGCTTAGAAGATTTTATAGTTGCAGTGTTTAACAAGCTGTATAACAGCGGTTTGACCTATAATGTAAGCGCGGTAAGCGCACCAAGTATTCTTAACGCTGCGTCTGGAGACTTGCTCAGCTGCGAGATGTCCGTATCAATCCTAACGAGTTGGAGTTAATATGTCCGAGTGGGAAAAAGAAAATGCAGACTTCCTGATCAAGATCGGGCAAGTTAGCACACCAGCACCAAAGCCAGTAACTACTAAGAAAGACGAGGAATAATCCAATGGCTGTATTTCTAAACAATGCCGTAGTCTTGACAGTCAATTCAGTGGACTTGTCTGACCATGTAACAGCAGTAACAATTAACAGAAACTTTCAGGAATTGGCCGTCACAGCGATGGGCGATTCTGGCGTAAAGGCAGTAAAAGGTCTAGAGGAAAGTTCAATTACTATTGACTTCCTAAACGACACAGCATCTTCAGAGGTTCTACAGACTCTACAAGCTGTGTGGGGAACATCAACAACAGTAACAGTTAAGCAGACATCAGCTGCAACATCTGCGACTAACCCTCTTTACACAATGACATGCTTAGTCAATGGCACAACCGACATTAACGGCGCAGTTGGCGATCTAGGTATGCAGTCAGTCACATGGAATGTGAACGGCACAATCGCAATAACAACATCATAACAAACTAACTAAGGGGCAAAGACATGGCAAAGTTAAAGATCGTTCGACAAGATGGAAGCGTTATCGAGGGCGAAATCACACCAGCTGTAGAATATTTTTTTGAACAGCACACAAAGATGGGGTTTCATAAGGCTTTTAGAACTGAAGAGATGCAAAGCCATGTATATCTTTTGGCTCACGAAGTTATTCGCAGATCAGGTGAAACTGTTAAGCCTTTTGGGATGGAGTTCATCGAAACACTCAAAAGTGTTGAGGTATTAGACTCCGACCCTTTAGCATAAAGCGCGATCAACCATTCACCTACCTAATCGCTAGGCTAAGCATTAGGTTGGGGATCGCGCCACAGCAACTGTTAGAACTAGATAAGACCATGCTAGATGCTCTAGTCCAAGGTCTAAAGGATGAAGCCAAGGAGGTTAGTGATGCGAGTAAGAATCGAAGGCGTTAAACAAACTCGCAAGGCTATCCGAGAGTTTGCTCCAGACCTGAACAAAGCATTAAACATTGAACTTAAATTGGCACTAGCTCCTATTGCTAAAAAGGCTAGGGGCTTTGCTCCGTCTGATTCTCCTATGTCTGGCTGGGCTAGAAGCTCTGGGGCTGAGGGTGGCTTTCCATCTTTTGATGCAAGAGCAATTAAATCTGGAATTGGATTTAGCACAAAGCCAGGCAAGACAACTAGATCAGGTTTTACTTCTAACGCTAAGATATTTAACAAGTCCACAGCTGGTGCGATCTATGAAACAGCAGGGCGCAAAAATCCTGAAGGTCAGCCTTGGGTAGGCACTAAAGCAGGTGGCACATCTAAGAAGGTAAGTAGGTCTGCCAACCCTGGCGCAGGTGCCAAGTTTATTGAGAATCTTCCAGAATTAACTCAAAGCAGCAAGGGTCGCGGTCGCTTGATTTATAAAGCATGGGCTATGGATCAAGGTAAGGCTTATGGCGCAGCTCTTAAAGCAATCGACACAGCAGAAAAAGCATTTATGGTAAGAGCCAAGAGTGAAACCTTTAGGAAGGCTGCATAATGCCAGATATTAACATTGGGTCGAAACTTGATGCCAAAGGATTCAAGCAAGCCGAAACGGCTATGGATAAATTATCTGGAAGTGCAAAGAGTCTTGCTAAGACTTTTGGCCTTACTTTTGGTGCAGCACAACTTCTATCCTTCGCTAAAGCCTCAGTCAAGGCAGCAGCAGAAGACGAGAAAGCTCAGAAGCAACTGGCATTAGCTCTAAAAAATGTTGGGCTTGGCCGAGATGTTGCAGCCTCAGAAGCATTTATCCAGAAGTTACAGAGCGAGTTTGGTGTAGTCGATGACAAGCTGCGCCCTGCCTATCAGGCTTTAGCCGTTGCTACTGGAGACACAGCACAGAGCCAGAAGTTATTACAGATTGCTCTTGACATTAGTGCGTCGACAGGACGAGATTTAGCCTCGGTGACAGGGGCAATATCCAAGGCATACCTAGGGAACAACACGGCACTTGGTAAATTAGGCGTAGGTATATCTAAAGCAGATTTAAAGGCTAAATCTTTTGATGAGATAATGAACCAGCTCTCAGATACCTTTGCTGGATCTGCTACTGCTTCTGCCAATACCTTCCAAGGGTCAATGGACAAGTTAAGTGTCGCATCTGCCAATGTGCAAGAGATTATTGGTCAAGGAATTATTGATGCACTCAAGGGTCTAAGCGAAGATACTACAGTCGATGAACTTGCCAAGGGCATGGAGGACTTTGCACTCTTTACTGCCGATGCTATTAGAGGCGTAGGAGTATTACTAGAGGCGTTAAAGAGCATTCCTGCTGCTGTCAATTTGCCTGGTTTAAAGTTTGCTATGCAAGCAACAGGCTTAGGCATTTTAAGCAGACTAGGTGCAGCAGAAAGAAAGAAAGAAGAAGCAGCACTAGCTCGTGCCACTAACGGCCTTGCTCACTTAGCCGAGTTAGAAGCAAGGTATGCTGCCGTAACTTTAGCAACTAAAAAGAAACTAACAGCAGAAGAATTAAAGCAACTAAAGGCCAAGCAGTTGAAGCTGGCAATAGACAAGGCTAACCTTGCTCTCGGTAAGAGTGACAATGTCTTTGACATAGAGAAGATCTCGCTTGCAGCAGCGGAGAAGAATGCTGCCGAGCAACTAGGTAATATAACTAGCCAGGCACAACTGCTACAGATTACTAACGACCTTGCACGCTTAAGACTTAAGGGATCTATTCTTGCCCTAGAAGAAGCCATAGCATCTCAAGATGTTGCTGCTATTACTGCTGCAACTAATAAACTTAATGCAGATCTTAAAATCATTGGTGCGCTGACTGGTCAAGAACTTAAGCTAAGAGACATTGAGAAAATCCTCAAAGACCTTTTGCCCAAGGATCTAATTAACCTGGCTAACCTAAATGAAGCTATAAGACTGTTGGGAATTATCGGTGCTGGCACTGGCACTGGCACTGTGACGAAGAACGCCACGCCTATTCTAGGCGATCCTAATGCTAGTCCTGTTGGCATACCTACAAATCAACCAATGACGCCTGCTGAAATAAATGCAGCTCTTATAGCAGGTAGTTTTGTTCCTTCAGGCGGTAGTGGCGGTAGTGCTAGTGCAGGTGCTTACGCTTCCAGTGGCTTCCCAGGCGCAACCAAGAATGGCGGGGTGACTGTCGTAGTTAATGCAGGCACTATTGCCAATCCAGAAGAACTAACGACTATGATCCAGAATGCTGTTATAAGTCTTAACAAGCGCGGTGACTTACTCACTTACGCTGGGTCACTATGACCAGACCAGTCATCAATGTAATTATTGATTTCTCTACTGGAGCAAGTTTTGGCTTTCCCTTTGTTCTAGATACCTCTAGCCTAGATGGTGGCGATGTCTTATCTGACTCATCAACAAGCCTTGTAGTAGATGTCTCGAACCTTCTAGATAGCGTCAATACTAATCGAGGGCGTAATATATCCTCTGAGCAATTCCAGACAGGCACAGCTTCAATCCGTCTGCTGGATCAGAACGGTGACTTCAACCCACAAAATACTGGATCGCCTTATTACACTTACTTAAACCCAATGCGCAAGATGACTATTACTGCAACTTACGACTCAGTAACTTATCCGATGTTTGCAGGCTACATAACAGGCTATAACACTTCTACGCCTAAGTTCAATGGCGATATTGTGTACACGACTATTACAGCTGTCGATGGCTTCCGTCTATTCCAAAATGCGCAATTTTTTGGAGTTACGGGGGCTGTTGCAGGCGAGACTACAGGCGTGCGCATTGGCAAGATCCTAGACACTATTGGCTGGCCTGCTACCCTGCGAGACATAGACACAGGACTAACAACAGTCCAGGCAGATCCAGCCACACAGCGCACAGCCCTACAAGCCTTGCAGACTGTTGCTACTACTGAGTACGGCGCAATTTATATGGATCACTCAGGGCGTCTGAGCTTTCAAGATCGTAACCTTACTGTGTCATCCGTAGCAGGCACTCCAGTCGTGTTCAAAGATGATGGCACAGCCATAGGATACTTTGATGTCAAGTGGGTCTTTGACGATACACAGGTCTATAACCTTGCCACTGTAACTCGCACAGGTGGATCAGTTCAAACTGTCTCCGATGCAGCCTCTATTGCTAAGTTCTTTACTCACAGCTATAACCAATCTGGACTGCTCATGCAGACGGATGCAGTAGCCCTAGATTATGCCCAAGCCTTTATTGCATCCCGCAAAGATACATCTAGCCGAGTTGATGAACTCACTCTGGATCTACAGCAGGATAATTACACTGCTGGCACTATTGCTGGCCTATCGCTGGACTTCTTTAGTCCGATCAGCGTAACTACAACACAGCCTAATAACACGACCTTGTCTAAGACGGTGCAGGTATTTAATATCTCGCACTCAGTCACGCCTAATTCTTGGAAGACAAGACTGGGCACAGCTGAGCCAATCATTGATGGCTTCATCTTAAACTCGGCATTATACGGTATTCTAGACACTAGCGTTTTAAGTTACTAAGGAGAAGACATGGCAGCAGGACTAGGCTTTAAGACCTTTACTACAGGTGAGGTTTTAAGCGCGGGAGACACTAACGGGTATCTGATGCAGGGAGTGCTGGTCTTTGCCAGTGCAGCAGCTAGAGACGCTGCTATCACTTCTCCTCAGGAAGGACAAGCCTGTTACTTAAAAGACACAGACGCAGTAATGACCTACTCAGGATCAGCATGGGTAGCAGTAGGTGGCACAGTATCATTTAACACAGGCACTAACTATGTAGCGACATCTCAAAGCACAACATCAACGACTTATGTAGGTCTTACTACAGCCCAAGCAGTTACAGTTACAACAGGCACAAAGGCTCTAGTATCTATCTCGGCTACTTTTGAAAATGCAGCAGGCGTAAATGTAGGCGCACGCATGAGTTTTGCTATCTCAGGTGCTACAACTGTCGCGGCAGCAGATCAGTTTTCTACAGGTATTGCTTTGCTTGCATCTGCAGGCGGTAATTACCAGGTTAAAAACGGCGGTACTTTTCTTGTTACAGGTTTAACTGCAGGGTCTAATGTCTTCACTGCACAGTTTAGAAAAGGCGCAGGCGATACCCCAGGGTTTGCCGAGCGCACTATTAACGTAGTAAATCTAGGGAGTTAATTAAATGGCAATTACATCTAAAGATATAAACCTTTTGCAGCTTGATAATGAGCTAGGCTCTCATGGACTTATTGCAGACTTTAACGATCCAGATAACAAAATTATTGAAGCAGCAGACGGATCACCTATAACAGAGGCACAGTTAGAGGCTGGTATTAAGTCT